GTCTTGCATGGGGCGTATCCATTCTCGGTGTGTCAGAATGGCGAGAAGTACGTTTCCGAGCGGCGGTACTCATCACACTACGGCTTTCGCCGCCACCCTCTCGGGCTTTGTGCGCTGGACTTTCTCTTCATCTACTAGAGATGCTTGCCGTCAAGTCTCTACACGTTCCCCATTGCTGGGGCTTCGCTCGGGATTAGCATTTCAAAGCCTTCCCCGAATTTGACAAGGTTTCAGCCGGATGTCGCCATCTGGCTAGGCAGTGTTATCTACCGATTTGCTCAAAAAAGGCATTCTTGCCCACCACGGTTTCAACGCGAACGGCATTCCGCAAGCGGGAGCCTTTCTGTTGAGAGAGATGGGCAACATTGCCAGCATACTGCTCGACCATAGCTGTGGTAATTTGAACAGACATGTGTCTATCCTTTCAGCTAGAGGGTTAAGTTTTGAGGTTGTCGGCGGGTTGCCCGCTATGCGGACCCATCTGCCCATGCGCTGGGTGGGCGGCGGGTCTATCCCCGCTGTCTCGCCGGGCCGGTTAGGGTTGTCCGACTGTCAGAACCACATCCTCGCCAAAGGCGGCTTTGTGGAGTTGTTCTAATTTCTCATTTAGCACACCGTATTCGGGATGTGCCTTGTCGATCAGCGCCGGGTTGGCGCGGAGCGTTGCGATCTGGTCCTTGGCGTCTTGCGGCGTTGTGCCGAATCCGGCCGGGGCGCCGTCCTTGAATTGCCCCGATTGGCCGAGCGCCATGCCGGCGCGGACAAAGGCATCGATCACGACCGGGTTGCGGCCGGCGCCGGTATCGACCAGCCATTGTTTCAGATCGTCGCCGCCAAACTGCGCGACCGCCTGGTTGCCGGCGGCGATGCGCTCATCGTAGGCGGTGCCATACTTGGCCTTGATTTCGGTATCCCATTCGGACAGCTTGGTTTCGCTGTCCTTAATGGCATTCTGGGTTTGCCCCATGGCCCGCTCGACGAAACCATCGTGCAATTTTTCGACCTGCCACGGCTGTAGCTTCGCATCGTGAAACATGACGCGCATGTCATCGGCCAGACCTGTGTCGTAGCCGTTGTATCCTTGCGGTGCATCCATCTTGTAGTCGGTGGCTTCCGCCGGGACGCCCAGTTTTTCCCAGCCGTCCCATTCCGCGATGTCGGCGCCATCGACGGGCAGCGTGATCTTGTCGCCGCCCACGGTGCTTTCCAAATTCACATAGCTTTTGAGCGCGTCATCGACGCCGCCCCAGCCCTTTGCCGTGATCAAATCCTGATACTCGTTGCCGGCCCAGCTTGCGCCGTCGCCGCCATCCCCACCCGGTATGTCTTCCGGGTTACCCGCCAATGCGGACCCTTCGTCAGCCATCGTCATTGTCTCCTTCGTCCAAGTTAAGTGTCATGTTGATAATTTTGTCTTCGTCCAGGGCCAGGATCGAAATGATGCGGCGCACCATGTCCATCGAGCCGGTGCGATGTTGCAGTTCGTCGCTATCGGTCACCCCATTGATCTGGAACAAACCGCTGGCCTTCATCAGGTCGTTGAGAATGACGCGCCCGTCAGGCGTGTTGAGGAAAACATTGCGGTAGCACTGCAAGATTTCCTGCTGAACCTTGGCTTGCGTCATGCCGAGTTATTTCTTTTTCTTCTTTCCATAAGTCATTTTCTTGCCGGAACGCTTGGCGGCGGCGCGTGCCTTGGCCTTCCCGGTGGGCGTATAGGGATAATGTTTCTTTCCGACCACCGGCATTGGAAACTCCTATATCTGTGGCGGCACCTGCGCCGCCGATGCGATCTGCGATACCTTGAGCGCGGCGTCGGCCGCTTGCGGTGCGCCCTGAACCATCGCCGCCATCTGTTCGTTTTGTTGGCGGGCTTGGCGGACTGCCGCGATCTCGTCCTTGCGCTTCATAATTTTCATCGGCGTGCCGTTGGTGTCGGCCAGGATGCGGACGATCTGGTCGTTGTCGAAATTGTCCATGACGCTGGGGTCCATCGCGGCGATGGGCTGCACCATTTCCAGGGTTCGCAGTATCGCCACGCCCTCTTCCGCCTTCATGGCGCGGGACAACGGCGATGTGTATTCGATGTCGTACTCGCCCTGCGCCTCGATCATGATGTCGGGCATCGGCGGCAGGAGTTGCTGCCGTTGCAGGATCGCCAGTTCGCGCTGGACAAGCGGTCCTAGTGTCTCTGCCTGTTGGCGACCGACCGTGGGGGCTAGTAGGGCGCCCTTTTCCTGGGCGCGGGACAACACTTCCGTGGCGGTCATCGAAGGTGTCTCGACCAGTATCTGGAACAGGGTTACGAGGAAGGCATCGTTGATTACACGGCGCCGCTGTTCCATCAGGTCCAAGCCGATGTCCACCCTCGCGCCGGTAAACAACGGCTGCACAGGAGCTTGGGAGCGGCCGTCCAACCGCGCAAAGGTGGACCCGCCCGGTTTTGAATTGACCGGGAGCAGGACGCCATCGTCGGCAATCAATAGTGGGGGATCGACCACCTTCTGGCCGGCGCGGATTACGGTTTTACTCATTTCGTTGAGCATCTTGATGTCGGGCAAAACCGTCATCGCCGGCGACCGTCCATAAACCTCGCTCGACGCGCCGGTGACATATCGGCTGGGGATGTAGGGCAGTTCTGAGAAGCCGCCCTCTTCGATCTTGTGCTGGGCATCGATCTCATAGTAGGCCGAGAACCACGGCAGATTTTGCTTGTCTTTCCTGACGGGGTCGCGGTCGGTACGCGGCATCACCACATGCAACAGCTTGACGCGGGCGTCCGGTTCCTTGTCGATCTTGGCCCGCATGGCGGTGGACAGGTCGCCGTCTTCGAACATCCGCATGACCTGGCGGGCGGCAAGGTCGAGAATACGGAAAACCGTGTCGATGTTTCCCATTTCATCTTCTGCGAGGAAACAGTTCATCAGATGGATGTTGCGGTAGCGCATGCCGGCGGCGGCATCTTCATCCACGAACAGGATGCCGTTGCCGAAGGCGCCGAGAGACATATAGCCTTCGTGCATCTGGCTGGCGAAGTTTGCCTTGGGCCGGCCGCGCCAGCGGAACAGGATGTCCTCGACGGCGTCGAACCACAGGCGGGCATCATCGTCTTGATCGATGTAGGGGTTGGATGCGCGCAGCGTATGCCAGCGGGCGCCGCGTGGCGTCAGCAAGCTTTCCACGGCCGCGGCGAACCTCTCCAGGGCCAGCGCCGCCGATGCGTCATATTGCAATGCGGTACGCTTGTCGCCGGCCGACCGTTCGCCGGTAAACTCGGCCGAGCGCGTCAGGATTCGTTCCGCGATCTCCTGCCAGTGTGACTCAAAGTTCGACCGAAGGCGTTTCATTTCTTCGAAGCGGCGAAAGATTTCGTCGGTATCGGTCGAGTTGATCATCTGTGTTTCCTAAACGCCGAGCGATGTGAATTGTTTTATCTGTGCCAAGTGGCGCCGATGGTCACTCGGCCAATTTATCAATTTGGTATTTGACAGGCCGGGATGCGTGACGGCGGGCAGCAGACTGTCAAGGATGCTGGGCGGTGGTGTGCCGCCGCCCACGGTCGATTGCGCCAGCCGCTGGGCCTTGGCGACACGGGCGCCGAGTGCGCCGGCGTTTCTGCTGATCGCCTTATGCTGGTTTAAAATATTCGGGACGCACATCACCGACCGCCCAATGTGCCGCCGCTGCCGAGCTTAGAGCCGAGAACGCCGCCGACATCACCCTTCACATTGATGTTGGCGATGTCGGGCGCTCCCGTGAGTTTATCTGCGGCCCAACCAGCGGCGGTAATGCCAAGGCCCAGCGGCGTTCCGATACCAGAGCCGAGCAATGCGCCGACAATGGCCGATCCCAAGCCGCCGGGACTGATGCCAACCGACGTGCGGCCGCTTGCTATTCCAGCGCCGATATCGCCAACAAATTCGCCAAACGATTCCGGTGCGAAACCCGCGTGGCCGGGTAGCCCACCTGTATCTTTGGTGTAGCCATAGGACTCTTGCCAACCCGGAGGGGCGCTTGGTGGGTCTTCTGGCAAACTAAAGTCCAAACTAAAGTCGGCCGTATTGATTGATGGCGGGTCCGGCGGCTCGTTATATGGAACATTCTCTTCCGTGTAGACGCCGAGATCGGCACCGCCGTCGCCGTCGCCACCACCACCCCAGCACATTATCCCAGCACTCTCTTGCCGACGCGGGCTTTGGTGGTGACACCGAGCGGGCCCGTCATTATGGTTGAGGCGCGGCCCTTGGCGAGAGC